TGACCAAAACTTTTTATTAAGAGTTTTGTTATAGAACTTCACATCTATATTTATTAAAAAAGCCCGAAGAGGGGTAACTCAACGGGCTTTATTAATTTAAATTTTAATTAAAGATTTAAGCGCCGGGTATTGGTCCGGGCTTAAGATTACCGACTTTGTTGTTCTTGCCCATGTCTACTGTGTGGTTAAGAGTAGATCCAGCATCAACACCGTACCCTCCACCGTCTTTCATAGCAAGACCAGTAGCAGGTTTAAGTTTACCAACTTTATTTTTACCACCACGGCCGTAGTCTACTTCGTGCTTAAGAGTAGATCCAGCATCAACTCCGTATCCACCACCATCTTTCATTACTGCTTCTTCATCCTCTTCAAAGTCCATTGTCTCAGTTTCATCGACTTCTACTTCAGTCTCAACTTCAACTTCTTGATCATCTAGAGCTGCTTGAAGAATGTCACAGAGGGTTTGTGCTAATTCGCTAGGTAAAGTGACTGCAATATCCTCTGGCTCTTCTTTCTCAATTCCAAGAGCTTCGAGGTCGTCAGTTTCGGAAAATTCCTCCTCGAAGTCTTCCGACACCATTACCTTGTTATAAAGTTTATCAAATACAGATTGTTTGGCCATAAAATTATTTAGGCTCTTCCGGGCGTTTTTCTCGTGTTCTGACAAAATTTCTTCATCTTCTTCATTTTCTCCGGCGCCTTTATTATCTTCCTCTTCTTCATCTTCCTCTTCTTCATCTTCTTCTGGGCCCCCAACATTACCTGTATATGATACTTGCCCAAATTCCGGTCCTGTTGGCTCTGGCTCCTGATTACCTAGTCCGGGGTTGTTACCGTCACCGTAAGTAAGACCTTTTATATTATAAAGATTTTCATCTTTTTCTTTATCTGTCATTACATCTATGTCAATTGCTGCTGGCTTAAAACCACCGGCAGCTTCAGGTCCGCCTGACTCTAATGGAGCATCGCCAACTTCACCAACTTCACCAACGCGACCCGTCTCTGCTGCGCTGGCCTCTTTTACTAACTTTGGTTTTATACCGTTAAGCATATCGCCATATATTGCACCTATAGAATATAAATCCTCTTTACGTTTATCAGACATGTAATTATTTATGTTTGCAATTAAATATTTCTGTGGCTAGACAAGATAATATGTTTTATATGGGCAACAAAAATTTGCCCAATGTTAACTGGAAGGGTGAATACACTAAGCAACAAGTAAAAGATCTTAAAAAGGCTAGTAGTAATATACTGTATTTTGCTGAAAACTTTTTTCATATTGTTAACCTGGATAGAGGAAGAGAAAAAATTAAGCTTTATAAACCGCAGAAGAGATCATTAAGGCTTATGCGAGATAATCGGTTCTTTTGTTTACTAGCATCTAGACAGATTGGTAAGTCTACTATGATGTCTATATACATTCTTTGGCAAGCATGCTTTAATAATGATCAGCGTATCTTATTAGTAGCAAACAAAGAAGCTACTGCAATAGAAATCTTTCAAAGAGTTCGAATGGCATATGAAGAACTTCCAAACTGGCTCAAACCACCGGTTAAGGAATATGCTAAAACTTCTATGACATTAGAGAACGGTAGTCGGATAGGTATTACAACAACTACCGGTACTGCTGCTCGTGGTCAATCTGTTAACTGCTTGGTTATTGATGAGATGGCATTTATTGAGCCTCACTTAGTAGAAGAGTTTTGGAAATCGGTTTTCCCTATTATTACTTCTTCTAAAAAATCTAAAGTATTTGTCTGTTCTACAGCCAATGGTACTGATAATTTATTTTACAAATTATATCATGGGGCTATCGAAGGAGAAAATGGCTGGGCGCATGATAAAATAAAATGGGATGAAATACCAGGTCGCGATAAAGCATGGGCTCAAGCTACTAAAACAGCTATTGGTTCAGCAGATGCATGGTTACAAGAATTTGAATGTGAGTTTATTCATTCAGGTGAATCAACACTAGATGATGAACTATTCGAAGAAATGATGCAAAAAGTATCTAAGCCCAAAATTTTATTAGATGAAGGTCATTATAAAATTTGGGAAGAACCAGATGACTCTAAATTATATGTCGCAGGTGTTGATATATCAGAAGGTGTTGGTATCGATGCTTCTGTCATTCAAATACTAGATATTACTGACATAAGAGATATTAAACAAGTAGCTATATATAGAAGCAATAAAATTCCTCCATTAGAGTTTACTAATAGAGTTTATAAGATTCTTCGAAATTGGGGGTCACCTCTCGCTTTAATAGAGCGAAATAATTGCGGAGCTCAAGTGGTAGATAGGTTAGCTACTGATTTAGGATACGAAAAGATAGTATCATATGGAAATGCTAATGCACACAGACGCAATGTAATGAGAGGGATGATAGCTCATACTAACACAAAATATAAAGGAGTATTAAACATGCGCTACTTTATGAATGAAGTGCGTACTGTTAGTATAAATGAAGAAGAAACAGTAATGGAGCTAAGAAACTTTGTCAGATATCCTAATGGTACATGGAAAGCTCGAGCTGGTTTTCATGACGACCGCGTGATGGCCATGCTTTATGGTCTCTTTATATTAGAGAAAGAAATAACAGAACGATTTTTTGAAATTGTAGAAGAAGATGATATGGGCAAGCCATTGGTAATAGAGCCGATGGATTTCGGAGTACAGTATTTCGAAGATCCAACATCCATTTATCTAGATGAGGAGATTGTAGGTAGTAATACTCATTCCTTACCTGCTATAGTTTGGGGCATGGGAGGCGAGCAAAATGCTGATATGAGTGAGCTAGAATCTTTCGGTTTTAAATTAGTTGGCGAGAAGCCACCAAAAGACTGGCAAGGTCACACACTGTAACACAGAACAATAAATAATATAAACGGTAATTACACATGGCAAAAAATACATACCGGCAGTCAATGCTAAATAAATCAAGAGCGGACAAGTTTCTACTGGTCTTTGATATACCTCCTATCTTGAAAACGTTTAATAGAAATTGGAATCAAGACCAAGACAATAATTCTATTATTAGCGACACGGTTCAATTTTCTATCTTTGGAACTACAGTCCCAGAAATAACTGTTCCTGCCGTCGATAACAGATATGCTGGTAGCACTCTATATATTTCTTCTCATTCTAAAAATGCCTACCCACCTGTTAGTGTAAAATTTAACATAGATAATGAATATAAAAATTACTGGGTAATATATCAATGGCTTAACTTACTACATGATCAAAGAGAAGGTCACTATAATGTTAGAGACATTAATGTAGGAGAAAGTCACCCTTTTAAAAATTATCAAACTGATCTTACAATTTTTGGAAAAGATGAATTTAATAATAATAGAATAAAATTTACCTACACTAAGGCATTTCCTACGACCGTAGAGACAATTGACTACGATTATCAAACATCTGATGAGGTAACCTCCGGATTTACGTTTGTATACTCCCAACTACACACTGAAGTTATAAATTTTTGAAATTATTTGCTTAAGAGCGGATAAATATTCTTATGGCACAGCGTACAATAACTTCCCCGGGCGTAGAACTTTTTGAAACTGATATTACACAAGAAGCGCCCACGCCAGGGGGGACTAATATATATGTCACCGGATTTGCACAGCAAGGCCCTGTAGAAGAAGTTCTTAGAATAAACTCAAAGCAGGATCTATTACGAATTTACGGTCATCCTACAAATTCACCAGAAAGATATTTTTACCATACTATAACTCAATTGTTAGAATCTCCTTCTAACGTCTACACGGCTAGATTACCATATGGTTCTCATCTTGGTGATGGCTATGGATCCAAATACGTAGCGCTCGCTTACCCCGTATCAGCAGTTGGTAATAACTATGCAACAGATTATAATACATTAAACTTTTCCGGAAGCGGGGTTTATGTTATAGGCGCGCCGGCTCACATTGAGCTTACACAAAATCAGTATTTAAGTGCAGTGGCCGGCACATTGTTTGATTGGAGCAATACAGGTGGAGGTGTTAAGGATTTTAATCAAGGATCAGGGACTACAGTTAATGGAGTGTTATGTGCTTTAGGAAAAGCCGCAATAATCGTATTAAATAAATCTCAAACTACTATTGATGGAAATTTCCAGGGATATTATGTAGGTCTACAAGACAATTCTAATCTTAACCCTGCAGCAGATTTTACCAGTATAAAGAATGTTTATTCAGTAGATAAAAATAGTGGAACTATTAATTCTGTTCTTTGTGGAAATGAGTATAAAAAGATACCCGCTACAACATTACAATTTGCAACTAGTTCCCCTGCCACAAATGGGTTAAATAATAGTATTTCCGAAGTAATGGAAAATATTACCGATTATGAAATTGACG